AAAAGAGAATTTTATGTTGTAAACCTAGGTGCAAAAGCTATGGCAAGGATGTGTGAAAATAGCTATAAGGTTTTATCCAGGCATTGTAAAAATGAAATGATTAGTGTACCAGGTGATAGAAAATTTGAATTTATACAAGAAGCTATAAATGAAGTAACTTTGGCATCATCTAGAAGACAGGATAAAATCTTTTATGTAAACGGTGATTGTACAAAATGGTCTTCTTGTGAAACTATGGCGTCATTTTTATCTATGAATGAAGCATTAAGAGATGTTTTTGGTGATACTTTAACTGATTATAATGCTGCAACATTTGCTAGTTGGGCTAATAAAGAAATTCAGATTCCAAAGAGCATATTAGAAAACTTGAGATTCAAGAGTGACAAAACCAGTTATGTTAATGATACCGGTATTCTTTTTAGCACTCAAAATTTCTTACAAGGAATGTTCAACTATTCTTCTTCTCTAAAAGCAGTTATAGCTACAGAATTTTCTTTACATATGTTTAGGAAGCTGCATCCAGCAAGAAAGTTGTACTGTATACATTTAGAGCATTCAGATGATTATAGTTTAACTGTTAGATGTGAAAATATAGATGATTTTATGGAATTTAGATTATACCATAAACTATCTCAAAAATTATTTGGAATAAATGATAGTATAAAAAAGACAAACATACAGTGTCATTTATTAGAGTTTATATCTTTGTTTTCTTTTAATGGTCAATTGTTGTATCCAAATATAAAAAAATTAAAAGAAGTGGGCACAAATTTAGCATGTAATGATTTTAGGTCAGATACTATGGCAATAGTCTCAAGAGTTTCAGAAGCTACAAGATTAGGCATATCATTGGAAAGTGCTTATTTTATGCAGAGAATACATTGTTGCAGTTTGGCAGATGCTTACTCTATAACACCAGGCATGCGAAACTCTATAGGAGATTCTTGTGACATTTTTTCCAGACCTTTAGAGTTTTTTGGCTTACCTGATAGCTTACCACTCCTATATAACTGTTTAAAAGGTAATCCTGAAAATTATAGACTTTATAACTTTGGC